TTTGAAGGAAAAACAATGTGTATTTCAGATTGGGCTGCAGAAGTGGGTATCAGTCCGCAGTCAATGCAGAAACGATTAAATAATAATTGGCCTTTAGAGAAGGCTTTTTCAAAAGAACGGCACGACAAAAAAGGCTCCACACATGTGAAGCCCAAAGATCAGAACTGAGTTAACGATTCTAAAAAGGAACTGCGTGGCGTGTATAGAGACGCCACGTTTATGTCAGATTCCAGCTCTGTTGCTGGACGCCGAAACAGTGACTTGAGCATTTGCTCTTGCACTGTTGGCTCTTTGAGCGTCTGATTAACCAACAAGTTCTTAAGGATAAAACCCTCAAGGAATTTCTTGGCATCTAAACCAGATGCTCCAGCAGGCTGCGCAGTAGCAGTAGATGAAGATGCTCCAGCAAGTTGCGCCGCTGTCGATGAAGAAGTTAGGGGATCACCCAATGTTGCTTGAGCTTCTTTGTAACGTCTCCCCCCTGGTTTAAACCCAGGAAGAGAAGATGCAACAGAAGTGCCAAAAGAATCTTTGGCATTCAAGTTTACATTTGGGTTGCCACCGAGAATTGTTGCATATGCACGGTCGATTCCCATCTGACCTGGCTTGAAACCACGGTCGGTAAGGAATCTCTCAACGGCAGGCAACTGTTCGGCAATCGTGTATTTGCCAAGTTTTTCTTGCTTTAGATACTTGGCTCGTTCCGGCCCACCAAATTGGATTAAGCCATAGTAGTTACCGCCAGCACCGCCATACACGTTCGGCCTAAAGTTAGACTCCTGGTGGATTAACGCACCAAATTCATAGGGGTCCAGCCCAAGACGTTGCGCTGTTTGGAACACAGCTGCACGATCTTCTGGTCGTAATGTGCCAATGCGTCCGGTAGTCATTTTTGGTTTAACCTCTAGCTCCTACCCAGTTTGAACTTGCCTTGAGACCAGGGATAAAGACGGTTTGCAGCGCAAGAGCCGTAGCTAAATAGGTCAAAGTACGTTTAACAAACTTAGGGCAGAGAATCATGGTTTTAAAGCAACAACACTGGCTCCCATGAATCAAAGGATTCGCGTCCAGTTGGCTGGGCTTACATGCTATGCAACGCCAGGAATATCAACGACTGTTGGCTTGTCCGAGTAACGAAGCAAATAATGCTGCTCGCCGTTGTTCGGCAGGGGTATTAAACGAGAAAGCCTCTAAGGAAATGTCCCCGGCTGGCTGCAGGTTGGTTGCACCAGCATAGGTTGCTTCCGCCGGATTAGTTGGAGGTGGCCCCACGAGGGGCTGAGACTGTTCGCTCAAGAAGCGATTAAACATCTGAGACTTTAGTTGATTTTCAGGAGTATTGAATGTGGTGGCTGGCAGTGGAGTTCCAATAGGTTGAAGATCGGATGCGCCTACGTAAGAAGGAATAGACTGCATTGCACCTTCGCTCAACAAGGAGTCCGGAGCAAAAGGCAGATCTGCTGGGGCGCCCATAAGACCTACATTGATTTGATTCTGAATGGCTTCGTAACCACTTTGGCCAGGCTTGACCTTGGCCGCAAGTTTAGGGTTGCGCTGCGCCCAAATTTGCATGCCAATATCACGAGCAGCATTCATCTCCTCTTGGCTTTTGGCAGCAGCACGTGCTTTTTCATAACGCTGAAGCTCAGGGTCTTGTGCAGTCAATTGCGCGACCCGTGCTTTTTCAGCTTGATATGCACGCTCTGCTGGTGTCGAGGAACTAGCAAGAGGGGTTGCAGAGGCAGCTGGAGGAACAGAAGATCTTACTGGAACGGCGTAATCTGTTTTTTGGCCCGGAAATTTGAATAAAGGAGACGCAGCCATCGGTGCAGCTGCAGCCATCTCAATAAAAGTTTTAGGCTTGGGCTGCGGTCTTTGAAAAACAGAAGATACCACGCCGGCGTCTTTAATCGCCTTAAAAATGTCCATGGCCATAATTACCTCCAAACCTCATGTAAATAAAGACGTGAGCCAACTGCGGTGTCGGCAGGTCCAGGTAATGCCTGGATAAATTCAGCACCAGAGCGTTCGTAACGGTAACGAGCCTGGAAGGGATCTTTGTAGTTGGGAACGTACAGGATGCCAGCAAGACGATTGGTTTCGTAGAGATAAATCTCGTCCCAAACCTTTAGCGCCTCCTTGGCATTGCTGGAGCGAATTGTGCGGTCCACGTCTCCGAGAATGCTTTCAATTCGTGTAGAAGGTGTCGATGCAACTTCTGTTTTCTTCTCAGCCGTATCGCACCGACCAAGTTGAATGACAACCTTGTCATAGAAGTATGAATCCGGAACGGTATTCATTGCTTCCTCTAGCCTGCTGTAATCACCAGCTGGCACGGACACGGTAAAGTAGCCCAGGTGATACCTAACTCTACTTTTGTCAAAGTCAGATAACTGCACGTCTACCTTTCGTTATAGTTTAATTATAAAGTAATCAATTTACCCAACACCTGGCAGGGGTGACTTCATGTACTCAACCAGAAACTGTTGAGACATACTGGGTTGTGGTGCCAGGGCTTCGCCAAGTGTTTGTTCAAGCATTACCTCTTGCAGTGTCTTTTGCTTTGGTTTTGTCAGTTGCAAAAGAGACATCAGTGACGAAAGGTCGTCTCCAGAGGCTTCATTTTTTTGCTGCGTAGAAGCAACTAAATCAGCACCTGGCATGATGTCAGTCAGTTTGCCTTCTGCCGTTTTGTATCGCCCAGTAGCGAGCCATTCAAGCTGCGGATCAGTAATGTACTTTTTGCCCTCAAGTGCCAGGTGAACATGGGTGTCATGTCCTGGATCACCAGGTCCCAAAGCTTCATTAAACAGCCCAAGCTTTTGTGCTCTATAACGAAGCTCGCCGGTACGCTCCTTCCAAGACTTTGCAGGTCCTCCTTTGTAAGCAGGTGCCACATCAGGACGCCAGTCGCGAACATCAATAGCCTGGCCACCAGGGCGATAGTGATATCCAGTTGGAGAGTGCCCTTTCCCTACGCCACCAAATTCTGGATGCTCACCAATGTTTAATCCAACTTTTTGTAAATAACGTCCAACGTCGGCAATACTTCTTTCGGCCATTATCCTTTTCTTTTTATTTTAAAACGAAAAAACCCCTGGTTTCCCAGGGGCTTCTGCGTAAAGTAATTAATCAAACCCTGACTAAGTCGGCTGCCAGAACTGCATCCCAGTCCACACGCTTAATCTGTCTTAACTGCTCAAGGCTATTAAACTTCTCACCCGATAAGGACATCTGAAGATCTTTAATCTCTCTAGCTGTCTTGACACCAATTCCCTTGATATGATCAGCGATCATTTGGGGGGTGGCAGTATTAATGTTTAAACGTGTTTCGGGTGGGAAAACACGAGGCTCTTCTTGGGCAGCCTTATCCTTAACCTGAAGAGTTGCAACTTTTTTTGTTGCTACTTCATCTGGGGTCAATTCAGTTTTGTAAGCAGTGTAAAGGCGACCGTCCTGATCTTCGACCATGAACCAATCGCCGTTATCCCATTCGCTTACAACTTTGACGCGAGCGCCAGTTTTACGATGCTGGTAAAGCATAAGGACCAGATGTTTTAATTCTGGTCCTAGTTTAACCTAATCAGCTAACGGTGCGGCCGAGGATATACTCTTCGATATCTTCGTAGCCAGGTGCGTCATCAGGTTGGATGTAGCACACTTCAACCACGAGATAGCCTTTCAGGCCAGCGTTGTAATCGGCATCAGCCAGATACACACCACCAGACACGCCAGTATCGGTGTTGGTGCCACGGGCGAACACCTTGAAGGTGGTAGCGCCACTGAGGGCCTTGTACACGCCAGAGGGGCCCACGCCGGTCGCACCAGTGGTGGTCAGGAAAGGCGTGGAGCCGAGGGCTTGAGTGCCAGCAGCAAACACGATCTTGGTGGATGCGTCACCAGAGGTGGTGGAGGTGAGGTTGGCCTGCGCGATAGGCTCGCCCACACCGGTCACAGCCACGGGGCCACTGGAGTCGCGACCAAAGGTAACCACGTTACCGGTCGAGGCATACACGCCAGTAGCAACGCGACCATCGCCCCAGCCAGAAGCAACCGAGATCGCAGCGCGATAAACGAAAGCAGGTTGGGTGGCGCTACCAGAGATCACCATGCCGGTGATGTCGGGGCGGGTGTCGTCTTGGCGGTAAGGCGAAGGAACGATCACGCTCATGGTTTGGCCATAGGTGGCTGCATCACCGGAAGTCCAGGACACAGGCACGTAACCGCGCTGTTGGAAGTAGCGGTAGCCAGGGACGGCCAGCACCGAGGTGGGGCCACCCTTGGAGTAATCATTGCTGCCGTCAGCGACGACATCAATGTTCTTATACCAGCCGTTCAGGGCATTGGTCCAGTTACCTGGATAGATCTTCTTGGAAGATAAGTAGGACATTTATTTCTCCGTTAAATTGGATTTATTTTTCTTTATCAGATGGTGCCGTCGTCCTGGACAAAGCTGAAGGCGGTGGTCACGAAGTCCTTGTTCAGGATCTCGAAGCCAGCGTACAGTTGCCAAATAAGGATGATAAAGCGGCTGAAGTCATCGTTGTTGTTGATAAGCACCTGGGCATTAGGACCACCGATGCCAACACCGATTGCTTGAGGACCGAAGAAGTAACCTTGAGCAACTTCTTGGTTGGAGAAGGTGTTAGCACCATCGCTAGCGAAGGTAGCAGACACAGTCTTGGTCGGGAAGTTGGTCGATTCGAAGAACTTGACACCTTCAAACTGAACGCCGGTCGGCATCACAGGTTCACCAGCCAGGAAATAGCCCTGACCAGCTTGGGGACCCATGTAGAAGCTGGAGTTGTTAGGCATCATGGGGTTGCCCATGTACATGCCTTGACCGGGGTTGCCGCTGTAGCGAGCAATCTCACGGAAGTCTGGGTCACGACGCAGGTGCATCATGAAAGTAGGATCGCAGATGCAGCGATACAGACCATCAGAGAAGGTAGGAACGTTGCGCTTACGCAGGTCCTTAACAACGGTCAGAAGGTCGGTGCGCACCTGGAACTGCTGCACTTGAGCAGCGTACTCCGCAGAGGTATAGGAGATCGAACCGTTGGCAGCTTTGCCCTTGCTACCAGGGAAGTAGTAACCACCTTGGGTGGAAGAAGCTTCACCGTTGGCTTCGGCTTTGGCTAATTCGTCAATAAAGACGCGGTCCCGCCAGCGACGGTAGTCGTCCAGCAGAGTCAGGCTGCCGATCGACTGGTGGAACATGTTCAGGTTGCCGGTATCCAGCAACAGGCGCTGCGCGGTGATCAGCGTCTCCCGAGCAATCTTGAAGGTCGAAGGCTGGGTCGGATCGCCGGGGTCTGCAGGACCGGTGTATTCCTTAAGCACCACCAGGACTTTTTCCTTGGTGATGTTACGGCTGTTAGCGGTACCGATGGTTTGGTCGGCAATACGCTCACGGCTGTCCTTAGTACCAGGAGTACCCCAGAACTTGTAGCGGTCTAACTGAACAGTTTGACCGGGCTGACGAGTGAAGTCGTGGACAACCACGGGCTCCACGGCCATCTCGGCAATATAAGCAGGGTGTGGACGGTAAAGTTCCGCACCTAAAATCTTTGGAAAGTCGTTCTCCTGGTCTCTAGTTTCTTAGAGGGGTGGACTATCTCTTCATCCCTGTGGGATGCCGGACGCTAAATCTGGTATTACGTAACAAGAACGTGTTACCCCCAGTAGTCTCTGCACCTTCCAATCACGCTTGATTGGCTTGGCTCAGGATTACCCTCGTCTTTACGTTAGGGCTTCCCTGAATTCATCCAGTTTGCACTCATCGATTGCTCGGTGAGGTGACAACGTTGAGCGTTCAGTTGAGGCGTGTTAAGCTTGGAAATCTGTTTATGAACAAAATGAATCCAAAACTTGTACCCGGATTTGGTAATCTTTACTTGACGGAAGAAGGAAAAGCTTTTGAAAAACAACTTGATCCCGACAATCAAGAATATTTTCAAGAGATACCCATTCGCTCAACCAGTGTTTATGACCGTCTTTCAGTTCTTGTAGATGGAAAAAGAAAAAGATTCAATCTCCATGTTTTGATGGCCGTTGCTTTTTTGGGGTTGGATCTGCGTTCCCATGGAACCAGTAACTTTTCCCTGCAAGTAGATCACAAAGACAATGACAAGAGGAATAATCGACTTGACAATCTTGAGATCGTTACCAAACAAACAAATCTAACAAGGGCCTGGAAAACGGGTTGTTACAAGAACAATGGTTTTGCCAGTAAAGGGAAGCCGAAGAAGTCTTTGAGAAAGTTTTCTTCGGAAGACGTGGCTCAAATCAAAGCTTTAAAGGAAGCTGGTCTTTCTTATAGAAAGATTGCTGAAAAGTTTGACTGTAACCACGGAGCTATTTACCAAATCTTGAAGGGCTACACCTACCAGGATCTGAACTAGCTATCAATGAACACTTTGGTTTATCCTCCAGTGTCAGTGTTTTTATCGGGTGAAAGATAAAGACACATGTGTCTTATCTAACAAAAATTTTAGCAGGTGGTAACTCAAAAGTTACATGTACTGCATGGTCGGCACGCCCATACGCGCCATACTGGTGTTGTTGGAACCGTAGCTTTCGGGGTCAATTGGTGCACCTTGCTGGAACCCAGGGATGCCCATGGCACCGGCAAGGCCACCAGCGGCTAAACCGCCGAGACCAGCAGCACCTGCGGCAAGGGGAACACCAGCAACTGCAGCTGCCTCTTGACTAATGCCACGGTTGATGACATCAGCCACAGGACCCATTGCGCCACGAGCAAATGCGGCACGCTTGCTGCCAGCTGGGGCAGAAGCACCAATAGCACCAAGGCCTTCAATTGCTGTAGATGCAGCAGCTGCACGAGCAGGACCGGCATATTTACCAGCCAGACGTGCGGCGCCAAGAGCACCACGGGCACCAAGACCTGCAGCTACGCCGCCAAGTACAGCACTACCTGGATCTTCGCCCTGTGCGGCAAGAGCCCCGCCTGCCAGAAGACCGGCGGCGACGGGGACTCCATATGCAAGACCAGGACGACGTTGTCCTAATGGTTGCATTGCCTCACTCCATCACGAAGAGTTTGTTAGACACGGTGCCAGGCTGAGCTTGGTTCAGAACGCGCCAGGCATTCTGGGGATCACGCGCCATCATGTCGTTGAAGGTGCCCCAGAAGTTGGTGGGTTGCTGAGGAGCAGCTGCAGCAGGAGGAGCAGGGAACTCGCCATAAGCATACGGATCAACCTGCTCGGTTGGGTAACCATAAGCTTCCAAATCTTGCTCACCTTCGTGAACAGGATATGGACCTTCAGGACCAAAGAAGCGAATGGTGTAATCGCTCAGCACATCAGGGTTGGTCAGAATCTCGTTATAGGCAAGATTCTCAGTGTGAGACTGGGTAGCAAATTCGGCATACTCTTGAAGAGTACCGGTCATTTCCTGGCCCCAGGCAACAGCGCTATCCAGCAGGCCTTCGAGTTGAAGGGCGTAATTATTTAGAATTGCGGGAGCTTCGCTTCCGAACGCTGCGATTACTTGCTGGCTTTCCAGGCTCAGACCCTCCGAGGAGGTTGGGGAAGAGCTGGGCGAGTAAGCCTGGTTGGTTGACCAAGTCTGCGGAGCCGATTGTTGCGTAGCTTGGCTGCTCACCGAACCGTAGTTGGCTTGGCCGTAGCTCGTCGTCGGAGCTGATGGTTGACCCTGGAACGGGGATTGAACTGGTGCGCTCAGTAGATTCACTACTTTGTTGAACGCCGACTCCCATGGGTTCCCCTGTACTTCCGCCGGTTGGGATTGGGGGGCGTACTGAGTAGGGGCTGAGGGTTGGTAAACCGGGGCCGCCTGAGGTGCTGCCACCTGGTAGTTCACCGGGGCTGCTTGGTACGAGACCGGGGCTTGGCTCGGCTGGTAAGACGGAGTCACGTAACTGCTCGGCGCTACTGCCGGAGTCGGGCTCGTCTGTGGGATCGATTGGACGGTAGCGTCCTGCATAACTCATCTCCTTTTGTAA